ATGCTGCTGACGTACATGGTCACCGCAGGCGTCCCGCCGTCCAGACCCACACCCGACTCGCAGTCAAGTTGCAGACTGTGCTGCGCGGTGCGCCGCAAGTTATTGGTGCCTGTCGGCAGCGCCCGCCACGAACGCAGCCACTTCTGGGTGCGCCCGCCGTCCGCGAACAGGGTCAGGTCGTAGGTGTAGATTTCGCCGGTCTGGTAGTCGCCCAGCGTCACCGCGTTATTGAAAAACGTCTGACACGCCGCTCGCTGACGGGTAAATTCGCCGTTAGCGAACCCTGCGCGCTCGTGCCACGCGCCTGTAGCTACATCGTAGACCCACGTTGCGTTGGCGGACGGAAACGACAGCACATAGAACGCATGGCCGTCTTGCTGGTAGGTGTAGGCCGTAGCATCGCTGATGTTTGCGTACTGCTGGATCTGCCATTCGACGGCGTGGGTGCTGACGCGGACGCCTCGGTAACCCTTGGCGCGGTAGACGATGCCCTTGCCGCGTGTGTCCGCGCCCAGCCAGAAGACGGTGCTGTCAAGTTTGGCGACCGAAAACGCCGCCGCGCAACCGATCTCCATGAACGCGCCTTGGATGCGCTGGAGCGGAAACCCGGCGTTTCCGGCGTTGTACCAGACTTCGATGGTGTTAGTGCCAAACAGCCAGGCTTCGGAGTTATCCACAATGGACGACACCAGATTGTCGGGCGAACCTTCCGCGCTTGCGAAATCCAGCGGATCAATCGACGTGCCGTCAAGAATGGCCGTGGTCCATACGCGCTGGCTGTCAGGCTCGATAAAGACGAAATAGCCGTCCAGATAAGAGACCGTTGTTGCGCCGGGGAAATCGGGGTCGGTAATCTGGCCGAAGGCGTTGGTGGTGTTGTTGAAGATGTAGCCGGGACCGGCGCAGGCGACAAAAAGCTGGATGCCGTTGTCCGCCATCGACACGGGGCCGTCGTTGGCGACGGTGCCCAGCAGAACGGTGCGGTAGCTGGTATCGACTTGGTACAGGCTGTTGCCTGAGACAACGTACATGTAGTTGCCGTATGAGTGCAGTCCACGGATCGGGCCTGTGCCGATGGTGGCGAGCGACCGCAGACCTGGCGCGCGTTGCAGGAACGCGGAGGTCTTGCCGCCCGCGTCTTCCGGCAGCACTTCGGGAAACAGGTTGACCATACGACTGTCCGCAGCGTTGACGCTGCGGGCTACATACGCGGAGCCAAGGATGGGCGTCTGCATCAGAAGTTCCCGGCAAAGATGTTAAACCGCTGGCGGGTGCTGACGATGGCGTAGGGGATCGACATGATGTCGTCGGGGTTGTTGATCCGCTTAAGGTTACGCTTGGAATACATCGCGATGCGTCCGACAGTGGCGGGCGGTTCGATGCCAAACTCAGGGGCGATTTCGCAAGCCAGATTGTACCGGAACGCCCGCAGATAGCCGGGCGGGAAATACAACTCGGTCGAAAGCGTCGCAGGCTGAGTCAGTTGCGCCGCCGATATGAAATGCCATTCCAGTATCTTGGTGGGCACCGGATAGATGTGCATGTCGATGTTGGGATAGTTTGTATTAATCCACATTACCTGTGGAAAAGTACTGGTCACGGTTTTAACTGCGATGCCGTCGTACTGCTGTTGATTGATCAGCTTAATGCCGTAAGAAATGCCGGTCGAGGTGTCTACGAAATAGGTCGCGTCGTCCATAAGGACGGGACGGTCGCCAACGAAGTCGCCAGAAGGCCCAAGCGTTTGACTGATGAGCCCAGGCAACCAATTGAAGACCTGCTCTTGCGTCGTGAACGTCGAGAGCTTTTCCGTGCCCCACGAGTCAATCATCTGGTTGAGTGCGGTCAGCGCGTCTTGCGATGTACCCGCAGACGGCGTTTCACCTTCAGCCAAAACGCCCAGAAGGCGAAGGGCTCCGTTAATCTGATCCCCGGCTGTCGTCATAGCTGGTCATTCCCTCATTCAGCGGCCTGCGACCGCGTCGCCGGGGCGCAAGTTCATTTACCGGCTCTGACACGTCAGAAGGCGGGGCTTCGCCGGGAGTATAGCGGCTCCAGCCATTCTCTTCATCATAAATCGCTTCGGCTTCCATAACGGCGACTTTGGTGCCGTGAACCGGATGGCGCATATAGATCATGGGTATACCTGTAAGGTGACGCCCCGCCCGTAGACGGGGCGTCGAAGGATTAGGCGATGCGGTACAGCGTCCAAGCCAGATCGCCGGTCTTGCGAGCGCGGAACTGGGCGGACACGCCAGCAGCGATAGCCAGCGAGCCAACAGTGGACCAGCCGGTGCCACCCACAACGGACACCGTGTTGGTGCCGCCGATGTTGATGATGATTACCTCAAAGGCGCTGTTATCCTTGGCGCTGGAAACCAGAGCTTCGGTAAGAGCAACGGTGGGGAACGTCAGGTTGGCGACAGCGCCCGTGTAGGTGATGATGCCAGACGTGATTTCCGCAGCGGTGAGAGTAGCCGCAGCGGTTTTTGCAACAGGGGTGGACTGAACGCCCATTGTGACTTCGGTGAGATTGCCGTCGCCGAGCTGGTAACCACCAGCGCCATTCGGAAGAGCCATGATATTCTCCTAAAGAGTTGATGAGGGAGATCTGGGGCCGCAGCCCCAGATGAAAGTGATTAGCCCCACATACGCACGGCCATAGGCGCGCGAATTACGGAGTAGCCGTAGAGAACGTCGATACGGCAGGGCATACGGTCGTTGTTGATGTCGTACTGACGAACAATACGCATCGAAATGCCGTTATGAACCTGACGAGACGCCATATCCACACCCTGCGGCATCAACAGATCGGCGGTGCCGAGCGTGATGGCGTTCTTGTTGTAGATAAGGTTCTGCGGGTACGCGGTGGAGGCCGCACCAAGGAAGGTGACAGCAGCGTTATCCGCCGGGAACGAATCCACCGTAGCCAGAGCCTGGCTGGCGGTGAAAATCGGGGGCGAAATCTGCACATCCGTCCAAGCGCCGCTAGAAGCGGTGGCGGTGGCGGTGCAAACGAACTGCTGCAAGCTGCCGGTGGTCTGACGGGTCTGCGGATTGACCGCGTACACGCCAGCAATGGTGAACACGTCGCCGACCTTGATGGTCGCGGAGCCGGTGCCGCCATCGAGACTGATGGTGGACGCGCCCTGCGTCGTGACAGCGCCGTTGACGAGGATCGTGTCCGAGGTGGAGCGCGAACCGGTCGTGTGCTGCACGATGGACTGAGACATGTTGACTTCGTCATAGCCAAGAACCCCTTCACCCATCATGCCGGTCTTGAACTGACGGCTGATCGTGCTGGTGGGGTTGAAGAAGCCCTTCATGCCTTCAACCAGACCGGCGTTGGCAGCGGGGTTCACAGTGGCGTAGCGCTGGTCCATGGGGACAGCGTACTCGTTCAGCTTCTGCTGGGCCTGAAGCAGGACAAGCGAAGTGGCGGGGGTCGTGCCGGGGGTGCCAACCGAGCTGTAGATGTTCTGGTAGGCGTTTGCCACGTCCGCATCCACGCTGGCAGCCAACTGGCTAACGCGGGGCTTCAGAACGCGCTCTGCGAAATCGTCCAACTGCATGGTCAGTTCGGCAGAGGTAAAGTTCACGCCAATGTGCTTCTGGGTAGAAACAGTCAGGGTCGTGTACTGCTCGTTGTCGTCCTGAACCTGAAGCGCAGCGCCGTTGGTGACGAGAGCGCGATCAGGAAGGCGGATACGCAGCGTGGAGCCAATCTTCGCGCCTTCGACGGCGAAGCTGTCATCATACTGGCGGTTCACGTTGCGCGAAAGCACCAGGTTGTTTTCGAGGATCTCCAGAGCCTTTCTGGTGATCATGTCGATTGTGAGAATGCTATTAGCCATTGGTCAGCCTTTCAGGCGTAAGAGGTTAGCGGAATTTCGAAGCTTCCAGCTTCTTTACCTGACGGGCTCGTTCAGCGGCGATCCATTCTGACGTGGTCATCGTTTTGATGGACCGTGGGTCAGTGGTGTCGTATGCGGGGGCTCCGCTGCTTCGGGCCGTGACAGGCGAAATAGGCGTGGGCGCGTTCGAAGTTTTCTTGACGGGCGGGTTTGAAACCAGTTTGGCTTCAATCTTGCCAATCTCTTTGGCCTGCAAGATGGGCGGCATACGGGAGATGCGGTCAGCTTCTTTCGGATTAGATCCTAAGTAGTACGCTACATCAGGACCAACTTCCGAAGTCTGAATGGTCTCCGCCATCACGGTCGTGATGCGGAGATTGGGATTGTACGCGACCTGTTCAAAGTCATCGTACTTGGCCCGCGCGTCCTCTTCACGGTCGTGGTAAGCTTCAACGTATTCAGACCGCTGTTTCTGGGCTTCCCGCTCTTTGAGCATCTGTTCGGCATACGCTTTCGCGTAGGTTTCGACCGAATCAAATTGATCAGGCGGCGGTAACTCAGAAGGCGCAGTAGGAACAGTCCGTTGGGCCTGTTCCCGTTCCCATTTACGCTGCTCTCTTGCGAGGCGCTTGCCGACTATGGCGTCCAATTCTTCTTGCGTGAAGGTCTTGGTCGCGTCAGTCGTCTGTTCCTCCGGCCTTGTGTCTTCAGCAACTGGAGCCGCCGTAGCTTCCGGTTCTGGCATGGACACCGGGGCGTCCACTGGGGCAGTCAAGTTTTCGTCGTTCATGGGTTACTCCGAGGAGTGCCTGGCTACCGGCCAGTCGGTTAAGCTGAAAGACCCGCCACTTTCTCTTGGAAGGCTTTCACACGGGCCTCAAGGGCCTGCGTAGCGGTCGCCAGATCGGCAGCGCGGGCGTCCAAAGACGCCGCAACAGCGGCCTGACGAGATTCGGTGGCGTTGCAGGAAGCTTCCTGCCGGGACAAAAGATCTTGGCGAGTGGCGAGCGCAGCGTCGGATTCAGCCTTGGCGGCGTCAAACGCAGCGCGGTCAGCCTTCAACTTGTCTTGATCTGCTTTCAGCGCGGCGCGGGCGTCTTTAGCGCCGGACACCATCTCGGCAGCGGTTGCGCGCGCGGCGGTAAGTTCTTCCGCAGCCTTGG